AACAGGAACGCCATACAACAACAAATAAATGGTGCCCCTAACAATAACAGGAATTGGTTACAAAAAAGATTTACCTCAAAACGGGATGGTAGGGGTAGGGGTTGGTGGGAAACAAGATTTACCAAAAGTCTTAGTGAAGAATTAAAGAAAGCTGAACGTGAAGGTAAAAAAACGGAGCGTCAAATAAGTAGTATCAAACAAAAAAAAGACTTCATAAACAAAATAATAAACCAACAAAAAATTATTAATTAGAAATGACTTTATAATATCCTAATATGTTTGTTTATGGGTAGAATGTTTAATTATTTTTTTTTTAAATAAACAATAAATCCAGGCGCTTTAATTCTTTTTACTTTCTTGTGAATGCTATACTTTCTTTTATCGTTATTCCACATAACCCCGTTACATTCATCCAATTCATTCGCCAATTCAATCGCCCTAGGTAATGTCATAATTTTTCTTTTGTCTATTACCCCTTCGTGGAATTTGAAGTCTTTAATTATTTCATAATTTTCAAGTAATTCGGCTTCATCATAGTCAAGTTCTTCACAGTCTTCATATTTTAAATATGATTTTTTAGTTTTTTTGGTTGGACATTTACTACTTCCATCATATTCGTATTTACAATCGGTATATACCGTATCCTTATGTTCAAATGGAAAAATACATTGTTTCCCCTGTTTTGTTTTGCGTTCTTTGACAATTCTAATTTTTTTCTTTGTTTTTTTATTAGTAATGTTTGGTGATGATGGTAGAATTGGATGACCTGGTTTCGGGCGTTTAGTAGCGAACGTCTCTCCTGTTTTAGTATATGAATAAAATCCTATTCTGTCTACTAACACCCCCCTTTTATCTTTAAGAGTATAATATTTTTTAGAATTATTAAATATAATTCCAATACATTGTGGATATGTTTTAGATGCTTCTAATGCCGCGTCCAATGTTTTATATTGTGTTTTAGTGGTGGTCCCACCGCTAATAAGTTTATCTTTAAAGGGACCTTCCCAACCGTCAACTTTGACCAATTCTTTTAGTTCCGGTATCATCACCGATTTAGGCGATTCGTGGCAATAGCCAAATGATTTCAAAAAGCCATCTCCATCAACTTCGGTAGCACAAATATCACCATCAAGTTTATTAAGGGCTGGTTTACAATCATTATAGGTATCAATATATTTGTCGCCTTCACTTTCAATTTTAAATGGGAATATACATTTACCAGCTTTAGTATTTGGGGCGTATTTTTTATCGATACCAAGTTTTGTAAAGGTGGTTGCTACTATTTCTTTTGGTGGGGAATTCTTAGTATCATTCTCAATCGTTTGAATATCCTTCAAACCAATTTTTTGAGGAAGCGATACTATATTATTTTGAGTATAAAAATTAGTAGAGTCGTATAATTGTTTAATAATTTCGTGTATATTTTCTTTATAAAAAACCAAATTAGTATCCAATTTATGGTGTTTATAAACATTTTCTAATATTTCCATACGAATATTAAAATTCGTTATAAAGCTAGATACCATTTTTTTCAAAAATAACCCATAGTCTTTAGTAGATAGTGTCATTTTACGCTGAGGTAAAATTATGGTGTATTGTTTGCTTAAAAAGTCAAAAGTAATTTTATTTAATTCGGAAAGTTGTGTTTTATATTTGAGTATTTTATTACCAATAGTGCTAAATAAGTTATAGATTTTATTGATTTTAAACGTATAGCCAACAATAGGATTTTCAAGCAATATAGTTATTTGTTCTTTTAATAATTTTAAATGGTCCGACTCGCCTTTGAAAAAGTTAGTGAATTCCTTTTTAAAAGCATGATATAATTCAACATTTTCGTTGACAATGGGGGGATCTTCATTCGAACTTGTATCATAATAGTCGTATTCAATCCCATCTTTATACTCCGTCTTTTCAATCGGATATACCACATTTCCTTCAACTATTAAACCATCAACCACCCCATTATTTAAAACAAACTGGCTATATTTAATCCCCTCCTTATCTAATTTTTTCATAAGAACATCGTATTTAAATTTCGGTAAATCGCCAATATGTATGGTGGGTTGTCCGCCAATAATTTTTATATGATTACTAAAAGGGTGGGTAAATATAGCCAATTCATTTTTTAATAAAACTCCAATATTTAAACCATTGTTATTACTAACTATTTTTTCAATCCTACCATCATATTTAGTTATCGTATCTTTAATAGTGGGTAGGTGATGTTTTTCCATTTTAGAATCATAATAAATACGTGATCCGTGTGTTTTTAAAGTGGTCACCATTTTTTTTAGATTTGATACAGCCAAGGTTGAGGTGGGTATCATTTTATAGTTATTCAAGGCTATTTCTATTATCGGTTCGTATATATCAAGATATTTGTAAATAACACCAATATTAGAAGTGTCCTTATATATAACATCAATATTATCAAACTGAGGAACTTGAATATATAGGTGTTCATGTCCGGTTTTTAAAATAATACGCTCTATAATTATTATATTTAGATTTTTCGTTTTTAACCAAGGTAAATCACGTGAAACTAAATCTAAAAAGTAGAGGGGGTCTTTTTCGATATTCATATCGCCAAGATAATTTTTAAATCTTTCAAGGGCTAAAAATAGCTGATATAAATACTCGTCTTGGTTAGATTGGTTATGACTATCCACAAACGATTTGTTTTTTTCGTCCTTTTTCCAGATATTATATTTATCTTTATAGTTGGGGATTTTGTTTTGGTCATCGTTTTTATTAACAAATGTCCTATAGATGTCTCCATTATTTAAATTTTGAAATAATTCGGGTGTAATATTTTTAATAATTTTTTTAATAAAGGTTTCGGTATTTTCATTCATAATTTTACATAACGCATTTAGAAATGACATATTCGTTACTTGAACTAAACCGATACGAACTAATAGGTTTTCATTTTGTGAAATCCGGTCATTTTTATCTTTATTTATTTTATCGTTTGTGTAATTGGATAATAATGTATCTACGATTTTTGGTAACCGTCCAACTTTATTTTCAAACAATGGGAATTTGTCTTCCCCTAGTAAATAAATGTCACTCGCCCCAACATTTTTGTTATTTTTTTTATTAAATACCATTTTACCATTTTGTAGTCCATTATATGTATAAATGAAATCATTCTCATTATTTTTATCTATAAATGTCATTCCTTTTTCTAATGGAATTTTTAATTTAGTAAATTCCGTCATAGGTACCCATTTATTATTTTGTTTTTTAAATATTCCAGTATTGATCGGTCGTTTTTTATTATTTTCATAGCCTGAAAACAAGACGGTATCGCCATCTTTTATAGAATCGTCTTTTAATAAATCGGTTGTTTTGGTGGAGTTTATATGGTCCACATAGTGAATCATACATTTAGAATAATTCCAATTTTGATTTGAATTACAACACGGCATACACATACCATTAGGGTGTAATTTAGGGTCTAAGAATCCGGGATAGGCGTCCTTTTCGGTTTCATATAAATATTTATTCCAAAGAGCCGATTTTTTTTTAGAGGGATTTGCCCAATATTTATTTGACCCAGCCCGTCTTATTATAACGGTTTTAGTTTCGGTTATAATTTTATCTTGTGAGTCGATAATTCCACCTTTACAATATGGACAGGTGCCTTGCTCCGAGGTATCTGATGGCATTCCATCCTTCGTTCCATTTATAAGCTGGTTATCGGTTAAGGCGATTTTATCGCGTATGCAGTATATTCTCGGGCACATATAAAAATTCTTAGCGTTTATAGATGACCCCCATTCTATTTTTGATATTTCTTTATAAGCAACGGGATTTACCGATTCAAAATTGCGCATATCTTTGTCGGTCATTATTATCGGTTGTCGCATATCAACCGACCCACATTTAATACTAAACGCGGTCTGTTTTTTACTGCTTTTATACTTGAATAATTTCTTATCTAGATTTCGCATATTTTTCATATAGTTTCGCATATTGGTTGTATCATATTTCACTAGTTCGTCCTCGTCTTCGATGTCATTGTCTTCACCATCTAATTTATCAATCTCAATATTCTGTTGGGTATCATAGTCCAACTCTTCCTCATTATCACTATCACCTAAGTCCAAATCCAAATCCAAATCCAAATCCAAATCCAAATCATCGTCACAAATATCATCTTTTTTACATAAAAGGTCTATATTAAGTTCTTCAGGAATAATAATTTTTTTAATTTCGGTGGCTTTAAAAAAAATAACTTCAATATGATTTCGCAATAATGCGATTTCAGATAATGAGTTTGCCTGTTCAATAGACACTGTAAAATTATCTTTATTGGGCTCACTAAAATTTAATTTAATTTCAATATTTACATCAAAATCAAGGCTAAGTTTTTTAAATTCATTTTTTGAATAGTCGTCCAAAATGCTAGAAAGATAATAAAGCGACTCTTGGTTTGAAAACCCCATTAATTTTTCAGTGGTATTTAGCCAAATGGTTTCAAATTCTTTCACCGTTTTGCTTTTATAGGTTTCTTTTAATGTTATAAATAGTTGTTTTAAATGTAGGATATTATTATAATTATTAACTTTTAGATAATTCATTATTATTTTTTTGTTTGTATCCGTGGGTTTCATAACGAAAAAATGGTTGAAATAATTAATAGCGGTTTTGAGTTTTTTCAAATGGTTTTTGGTTGTCGTTTTTTCAATGTCATACATTAAATCGCATTGAATAAATTCCAAATTAGTCATATTTGATAATTTCTTTATTGGATTTTTAGTTAGTTTGCTTATACGATTTAATATAGTATTCACTATTTCCAATAGTTCTTTTTGTTTTTCTAAATCTAGATATACTTCTAAACATTTTACAAACAATTCCCCTTCCATATTTAACTTAAATTCTATATAAGAGTCGTAAAATTTTACTTTTAAAACAAGTGAAGTGTTATAAGTGTTTATATACAATTTGTCTATAAAAAGTCTATCATTTAAATATTGACGTTCTTTGGATGTTAACTTATTTTGTAAGAAAACCACCAATTCATCTTTTGTAATTTCGGGCATATAATAGTTTTTTTCATATTTTACGAAATGATCTTTCGTGGGGTAAAGTCTAGTTTGATAATTATTTTTATTAAATAATTTAAATTGCTCATTATTATATTTGGAAAAACACATTTGTTCATCCAATTCAAGCAAATCAAATATATATTGTAAATCAAGGTTTTTAGAACTTATCTGATTTTTAAATATAATATTTTTTATAGTACAACTATCAAATTTTACATCTAACCGATTACTTATATCCTCATAGTAATTTTCGGTCTCAATCCGTTTTGCTATGGTATTTTTTATAATGTCGTAATTGTTAGTAAAATTATTTTTTTTAATAAATGGAAAATAAATGTCTTTCACTTTCTCGTCTAAATAGGCCATTTCATCGGCATCATAGAAATAAATGGTATTATCCAAATCCGCATAATTTCCTAAAATATGGCCATTTTCATTTATAAACTCGTCATCGATATTCAATGCGATTGTTTTTTCGCCAATGAATGGATGTAAATAATAAGGTCCATTTTGGGAGGCGTACTTGTGACCTAGTGTGGTATATAAATCTGACCCATCAAAATTAGTATTGGGTCGTAATAGTAAATCTATGCGTTCTAAATCTGTAATTTTAGTTTTTTTGGAAAATAGATATAGATTATTAACACTACTATTTTTACAACAAGAATATACTATTTTCTTTTTGATAGCGTATATATCATCGTATTGATTAATAAAAAATAAAAATACTTGTTTTGACTTGGCGATCTTATCAAGTATATTTCCCCCATAGGTTTCCCTCAACACATCTTCTTCTTTTAAAGACATTTTTTCACCACTCGTAACCTTACTTAACACTAATTTAGTGGCTTCATAAACACCTACATATAAATAGGTGTCTTTCGTTTTAGCATTAATTACTGTATATGGTATTTTCTTTGGGACGCTCAAACAATCCATATTAATAAATAAATAGAAAATTATTTTAAAGGCGAATCGTTGATAACCGTACCACAATAATCAACGGGATTATTATAGTAATCTTCCTTCACATATATATTCATTTCAATGGACTCTTTCAAAAGAAAGCGCATATTACCCCAGAATTCCTCATTATGACCAATTGACTTCGTCATTAAATGGGCGATTTCATGAATGGCCACAAAAAGCATTGTATTCAGTGGCTCCA